GTCTGCGACGTCGACGGTGGAGTGGTCGCGTTGATTGACACCGCCAGCCTTGTGGGCGCCACCAAGATCATCATCAACTGGAACGAGGACCCGCCGACTGTGACGCGGGTGACGGGGAGCGGGACATGAGCGAGCAAGGCCTACCTCACAACATCGACACCGAGCGGTCGCTCCTCGGCGGCGCGCTGCTTGCGGAAAGCGTCATCCTGGCCGAGATCCGCGAGGTGCTCGCGCCGCGCGACTTCTTCGCGCCGCGGCACCAGATGCTCTTTGAAACCATCCTCCGCCTTGCTGACTCAGGCATCACGCCCGACGTGACCACGGTGCTCGACGACCTCATGCTCCGTCACGACCTGGAGCGGCACGGCGGCGTGGCCTACATCACCGCGCTGCCCCAGGCGTGCTCAAGCGTCGAGAACCTTGGTGCCTACGCACTCCGCGTCAAGGAGCACTCCCAGCGCCGGCACCTGCTCCTTGCGGCTCGCAAGATCGAGGAGGACGTGCAAGCCGGCGTGAAGGACTTGGCCGAGCTCATGGACGGCGCCGAGCGCGAGGTGTTCTCGATCACAGCTATGTCCGGCTCGCAGGACTGGTACACCGTCGAGGCCATCGCCGCGGAGAACCTCCTTGAGCTCACGAAGAGGTCGAACAACCCGGGCGTGGTCACCGGCATCCCCACCGGCTTCGCGGACCTCGACCACAAGTTGGCGGGCCTGCATCGCACGGACTTCATCGTGATCGCGGCTCGTCCTGCAATGGGAAAGACTGCATTCGTACTGAATATGATGGTAAACGCCGCCATCGCAGAGGACATCTGCGTCGGCATGTTCTCGCTCGAGATGTCGCGCCATCAACTCGTGATGCGAATGGTAGCCGGGCAGAGCCGGGTCGACGCGGGCCGCATGCGGACGGGGCAACTCGACGTCGAGGACTGGCGCCGCCTGGGTGAGGGCACCGACGTGATCGCGTCGTTGCCGATCCTCATCGACGACACGCCGGGCCTCACGATCTCGCAGCTTCGCGGGAAGGCGCGCCGCATGAAGGCGGCCTACCCGAAACTGGGGATGATCGTGGTCGACTACATCCAGCTCATGCAGGGGTCCGGAGGCGCCAAGGAGTCCCGCGAGAACGTGATCAGCAACATCTCGCGTGGGCTCAAGATGCTTGCCAAGGAGCTCAACATCCCGGTCATCGGCTTGTCCCAGTTGAACCGGTCGCTTGAGTCCCGCACCGACAAGCGGCCGATGCCGAGCGACCTGCGCGAGTCGGGCGCCATCGAGCAGGACGCAGACATCATTCTCTTCATCTACCGCGATGAGGTCTACAACAAAGAGGCCAGCGCGAAGAAGGGCGTGGCCGAGATCATCATCGCCAAACAGCGGAGCGGTCCAATCGGCACCGTGGAACTGGCCTTTTTGGACAAGTACGTGTTGTTTCAGAACCTTGGGACCGCCTCGGCGGCTGGCTCCTACTACTGACCCTGACTTGACGTAGGGCGCACAAAGGGGCTACATGACCTACAAAAGGCAGGACCACCCGTGAGCAACCGCATCGACCTCGATCCCGAAACGTCCCGCCGCGTGCGCGTCCATTGCGCACAGGTTCCGGGCCGCAACCAGCGGGACGTAATCGCAGAGGCGCTGCTCCAGTACCTCGACAAGGTTGCGACGGCGGAGGAGCGGCAGGCGTGGGGCTCGACGGTGCGCGGTAGGACGTTGCGGAAGGCGGCGCTCGACGCTGCGCTCAAGGCAAAGGGCGCCGCTATTGTGCGCGAGGAGCCCGCCTTCCGCCTCCAGGAACTGCTCCCCCATCTCGGGGATGCCGGCGAGGGGATGTCAGAGCAGACGCTTCGCCGGACCATCGGCACGTTCCTGCGGGAGGCCGGGTACGTGGACCGGCGGATGCGCCTCCGTGGGTGCTCGCCGACCCAGTGCTGGGTGTGGCCAGGCGAGCAGGGTGCGCCGGCCAAGCGCACGCGCCGCGCCGCGGCGCCGTAGCGCGTGGACGTCCTCGACCTGTTTGCCGGGGCCGGCGGTGCCGACCTGGGCCTGCGCGCGGCTGGACACACCGTGGTGCGCGCCGTGGAGTGGGACGCGGACGCGTGCGCCACGCTCCGCGCCGCCGGGTGTAGCGAGGCGCGGTGCGGCGACGTGCGCGCTTCCGAGATGTACGAGGAGCTTGGCGTCGTGGGGCTCCTCTGGGCCTCCCCGCCGTGCCAGGACTGGTCGACGGCGGGGAAGCGCGAGGGCGCGGAGGGCGAGCGCAACGGGTGGCCGTGGACGCTCGACGTGATCGACTTCCTGCGTTGGACTGGGCGCGGCCCTCGCTGGGCCATCTTCGAGAACGTGCCTGGCCTGCTCCACCACCGCGGGGGGTGCCGGTGCCCGCACGGCCCGCCCGAGGCGTGCCCGGCGGCCTACTTCCACCGCTGGGTCCTCCCGCAACTCCGCGAGAGGTTCGCCGTGGTCGACTACCGCGTGCTGGACGCCGCCGACTACGGCGTGCCGCAACACCGGGAGCGTGTCTTCATCGTCTGCGGGCCGGTGCCCATCGAGTGGCCCAAGGCGACGCACGGGGACGCGGCCGCCTCGCGCGGGCTGTTCGCGCTGGTCAAGCCGTGGCGCACGATCCGGCAGGCCTTGCGCCTGGACGCGCGCCTGGACGCGCGCCTGGACGCGCAGCGGAACTCGGCAGCGAATCCCGGTCAAGAACGGCCCGTCACGCTCGACGATCCGTGTCCGGCGATCGGCGGCGGTGGGGACCAGATCCTATCGGTGCTCGGCGGCGGTACGAACCCGCACGGCAAAGGCGCGGAGCACGAGCGGACGCAGCGCGACCTCACCGATGAGCCTGCAACGACGATCGCAGCGCACGAGGCTGGGAACGGCGGGATGTGGCTCCTCTCGCAAAATACGGCAGACCTCAAGCCCGCGAACTCGTCAGGCATCTTCGATACCCCAGCGCCGACGCTGTCTGGCGGCAGCGCCAAGTCGAACACGAACGGGCGGAGCGTGTTCAGCGCCAACGCCGCGACGCGCAAGAAGTACCTGGACGTGCCGTCGCCGACGGTGACCGCGCAGGAGGAGAAGGGCACCCGCGCCTCCGTGGCCAGCGGCTATACCTTCAACGGCGGACCCGACCGAGCCAGCGACGCGGTGTTTCTCGGGGCGGGAATCCGTCGATTGACGATCGCCGAGTGTGCAGTGCTCCAGGACTTTCCGGAGGACTACCCGTGGCAGGGCACGAAGACGGCGCAGTACCGCCAAGTGGGAAACGCCTGCGCGCCACGCGTGGTCGAAGCGCTCGCGCGCGCTGTAGCGGCCGCAGACGCGGCGCCGCCGCGCACGGATATGCTCTCCATCGCCGTGGCCGCCGCCGACCACGCACTTCGCCCGAGGACACCATGAGCAAGATCCGCAAGACCCGCGCACCTACCTCCGCCGCAGCGCCCGAGCCTGCGGGCGGCCCTGCCGCTCACACGATCGTCGTCGTTGACCGCATTGGCGACGTAGCCGTGCACGCCTTCGATGATGACGGCAGCGTGGGCAACTGCCAGCTCCGTGCGAACGCGATGCCGGACACCGAGCATGGCGAGAGCGCTGTGTGCTCGCACGGCTACCAGGCGGTCACGTCAGGCCACTCTTTGGTCGTGGAGTAGCCGCCCGTGGCGCGCGGCGTGGCCGACGACGGGAGCCAGCGGCGCTACCGCTACGCCAAGGAGGTCGACCCGGAAGACCCCCGGTGGCGCATGCCCGAAAAAAAGGTTGTGGGGTTGTGGAAGCGGCCCGCCCGCCCGTACCAGCCGCCGTCTGAACGGAACGCGCAGATCGCGTTCACCCTCCTCTACGAACTTCACCGCGTGCTGCCCTCCGTGCGGAACGGCATGCTTGAGGCGCTCCGCGCGCGCGCTACGCCAACCGACTACCTCACCGAGTTGGCCTGGCCGGCGGCGATGATCTACCTGACGCCGGAGATCATCATCGAGGTGTTGCGACCAGCCTTGGCGAAGTTTTACAGGATGGAGGCTGCGGATGTAGTTCGGACTCGGCCCAAGCCTCCACAGCCTCGCCCACGAGGGAAGTCGGAATGATGGTCCCCCGGTTCGGCTCGGCAAGTCGGCCCTCAAGGATGACGAGCTCGTGCACGCCGTGGAGCCACACCGAAAATCTGCGTGCGGCGAGCTCATGGTACGGCGCGTAGGCGTAGCAGAGCGAGAGCGGGCCGCTCCGCGCCACCTTCGTCGTGATCAGCACGTAGTCAGGGTTGTAGGCGTCGCGCCGCGGGGCCAGCGGGTGCGCCGCCCGCTTCGGGCGCCCATGGTACCGCGTCGTGTAGTAGCGCCAGGTCATCATGTCGAAGGCGGCCAGCCACTCGGCGAACACGTCCTGGGCCAGCGGCCGCGCCTTTAGCGGGACCGACCCGAGGTAGATGGCGAGCCCGCGGTCGAGGCGCGCGTCGCGCTTGAAGAGAAGCGCCGTCTCCTGGACGTAGCGCCACATGAAGTCGATGGGGTCTGGCACGAGGATGCGGAACTGAGCCGCGCGGTCAAGCATTGCGCCAATCGTGGTCGGAGTAAGCATGGTGCAGGTGTAGCACCGTACGGGGTACACTGGGCGCATCGCCATGCCAGAGCCCCGCCCGCCCGCCCCGTCAATGTCCTGGGATGACCCGCCCGCCCAGGTGCGCGTCCTCGCGCCCGAGCAAGTCCGCACAGTGCCGGTAATCCGGGGCGAGCCGTTGATGCCGGCGTCATTGACGGATCCCGACGCCTTCCGTCCCACCGACAAGCAGGTCCGGTTCCTCAACACCGTGACGGCGTGCGTCGGCATAGAATCGTACACGTTTCCAACGTGGCGCGTGGCGCATATGCAGCGTTGCGACGAGAAACTCACGAACGCCGAGTGGTCGGAGTGGAACGCTTCACCGGCGTTCGTAAAGTGGTTCACCGACGACCTCACCTGGACGCCGACCGCGTCCGACGAGGCGATGATGGAGACCCACTTCCAGACGGCGATGTCGAGGAAGTTGAAGGAGGGGAAGGACACCAAGGCGCTCGAGATGCACGCCAAGATCACGAAGAAAATCGGCGACAACAGCGACCAGAGCGGCGGCGGCATGACCGACCTCTTGAAGTGGGCGCACGGCGCCGGCGCCGCATCAACCCCGGCGCGCAAGGTCGTCGAGGGCAAGGCGGTCAGCGGCAGCATCACCGATGACCCCTGGGGCGCTGCTCGCGTCGTCAAGGTGTAGATGGGCATCGAGCTTCCGCCCGGCATCACAGAAGCCGACTACCGCGCGATGATTGTGGACAACACGCGCTTCATCCCCAGGCTCGGCTTCACCGACAACCACGGCAAGATCCAGACGATGTCGCGCCCGTTCGGGGAGCAACTGCGGATCCTGCGCGCGTTGAACCGCAGCCGGAACGTCCTCGTGGTGAAGCCGCGCAACATCGGCTGCGGAACCATCGTGCAGGCGCGCGACTTCCACCACGGGTGGGCGGCCATCGACCCGGTCGCCACGATCGTCATGGCGCACGAGGGCGACGCGACGAAGCGGCACCTGGCTCGCTACCGCGACTACCACGGGAGCCTGCCGTCTCAACTGCGGCATCCGATCTCGGTGGACAACCTCAACACCTACCAGTTCGCCGACACCAAGGCAGTCTTCCAGTGCGCGACGGCCGGCGGCAAGGGCGGCGGCAAGGGCTTCACGTTCCAGCGCGCTCACTTCACCGAGCTCGCCTACTACGACGTGAACCCCCGCGACGTGTTCATGTCGGTGACGGCTACCCTCCACGAGGGACCACACTACGCAGTCACCGTGGAGAGCACGTCGAACGGCCCGGACGACTTCTTTCACGAGCTCGCGCAGAACGCGCGCAAGGACGCAAACTGGGAGTTTCTGTTCTTCGGGTGGCAGGAACACACGCAGTTTGCGATGACGCCCGCCTCGGACTGGAGGCGCACCGACGAAGAGGAACGCCTGGCGCTACAGCTCGGCGTGTCCGACGCGCAGCTCGCATGGCGCCGCGACAAGATCATCCGTGGCGGGCTCGACGCCTTCCACAAGTATTACCCCTCGACCGTGGAGGAAGCGTTCCTCTCCGGCGGAGAGTCGTACTTCCCCGGCACGCTCCTTGAGATCGCAGGCGCACTCGAGGAGCGCAAAGACCCGCGGCGCATCTACGAGAGGTACAACCCGCGCAAGCGGTACTCTATCGGCGTGGACGCGGGGCACGGCGTCGGAAAGGACTACTCGGTCATCCAGGTCGTGGACCACCTCGGCCGCCAGGTCGCCGTGTGGGCGGACAACACGACGCGCGCCGACTCCGTAGCTGACATCGCCTGCGAGCTCGGGATGATGTACGGCGGGGCGCTGCTCTGCATCGAGGCGATGGGCCCCGGCCTCGTCACGCTCGCCCGCGCGCAGCAACTCGACTACCCCAACCTCTACGGCGACAAGGGCAAGGCCGGCTTCCACACCTCTCGGCAGTCGAAGGAGCTTGTCTTCGGGCACGCGCGGCAGGTGATCGGCGAGGGCAACTTCCTCCTCGTCGACCGGATGACGGTCAACGAGCTCATCAACATCCGCGAGTCCGAGACCGGCAAGATCGAGGGCGCGAAGGGCAAGCACGATGACCACGCGATGGCGTGGGTCCTGGCGATATGGGCCGTGCGGCGCCTCCCTACCGGAACGCAGGGGGCTCACGAGGTGCTCTCCGAACGCATGGGGCTCGGCCAGCAACGTCTACGCGCTACACTCCCCTTCTGACGACATTGAGGTCCCCGTGCCTGATCACAGTTCATACTACCGCGAGTTCCCAGAGACCGCGGTTCCGTCGCTCCTCGCCGAGTTTGAAGCCCGGATGTCGCAGCGCATGCCGCACTACCGAGCGTTCGACGCTGCGTACGAAAGCAAGTTCTGGCGGCACCGCCGCGGCGAAAAGACGGACGCGCGCTTTGAAGACTCCTCCGAGGACGGGATGACCGTGGTGGAGGTCAACCGCGCCTACGGCTACATCGAGGGCTACGCCGGCTCGCTGTTCAACGACCGCGTGCGGATCACCGCCAAGGACGACGTGGACGGCCGCGGCGACGCGTTCAAGTTTCAGACGCTGTGCAACCAGTGGCTGCGCGCGAAGCGCACGTCCCGCCGCGTCCTCCAGGCGATCCGCCTGGCCCTCATGCACGACGGCTCCGGGCTCAAGCTCGGCACCTTCGACGACCCGCGCCGCAAGGGGATGTCCCGCATCGCCCTCCGCGTGGTGCCGTACTGGGAGCTCGTGACCGACTACAACGTGGTCGACTACGGCGACCAGCGCTTCGTCGGGCACCTGTACTGGATGCCGCTTGGCGCCGCGCGAAAGAAGTTCAACCGACCAGACTTGCAGGGCTCTACTCGGCCGGACCCGCTCTCGTCCAACAAGAACCTCTCCGCGTCGAAAGGCCTGCGCGCGCGCACCAAGGGCACCGGCGTCGGCTCCGAGACCATCGACGACAAGTTCGTCCGCGTCTTCGAGATGTACAACTTCGTGGACGACTACCAGTGGGGGGAGAGCAACCTCGTCACCGGGAAGCCGAACGCGAACTGGGAGCCTGAGTGCGAGCCGGACGGCGCGCCGAAGCCGCCGATCTCCGGGCGCTACGAGGTCTACCTGCCCGATGCCGCCGACTGCGGCAGCAAGCCGGTCAAGGTGCTTCCGCTCCCGCACGCCGACGCCGACGGGGTACCGCTGGCGCCCATCATGCCGCTCGTCCTCACCGGATCGCCCAAGCAGCCGCTGCACGGCATCTCGGCGCTCGAGCGGGTCTACGACCAGATCCGCGAGCTCAACGTGAGCCGCACCTTCAAGTCCAACGCAGTCAAGCGCAACGCGCGTCAACTGTTGGCGATGAAGGGCACCTTTGGGAAAGAGGCCAAGGAGGCATACCGCCGCGGTCTGGACGGCGCAATCCTGGAACTGGAGAAGGCGTCTGACGGGAGCGTCACGCCTAACACGGCGACGGCGCCGCTCAACCTGGGTACGATCCCGGCGGACAACTACCGCTACGACCAGGAGATTGAGAACGACCTGGCCCAGGGCTCAACGCAGGCGCCGTTTACCCGTGGCGAGGCTACCGGCACGTCGGCCACCGAGGTCAAGGTACTGAACGCCTACTCGCAGACCGAGGTAGGCCACATGGGGTTGTGTCGCGACCTCGTGCTGGAGGAGGTCGTGGTCCTGCTCGGGCGCATGTTCATCTCGCAGATCCGTGCCGACGGGAAGCCGATCACGCTCCTCCACCGCCGGAAGACCATCACGATCACCGAGGCGGACCTGGACGCAAACTTCGACATCACCGTGGTGCCGGGCGCTACCACGCCGATGGCCGAGGACCGGGAGCGCCAGACGTTCCTGGCCATCCTGCCGACCATCACCGCGCTCATCGACAAGGTGGTAAAGGGCGACCCGATCTCGGCAATGCTCCTCGACGACATGGTGGAGAAGTACGGGCTTGACGAGAAGTACCTCTCTGACAACATCATGCGGTTGATGGAGGCGTCGAAGACGAAGGCGCAGGAGTTGCCCAAGATCAAGGCACAGCCTGGTGCCGGGAGCGCGCTGCCGGGCGCCGGCTCCTCGCCGACCGCCGAGATCCCCGACAACGCGATGGCAATCCCGGAGGACGTGCGCGGCACGCCGCAGCCGCAGCCGGGACCCCCCGGCACCAGCATGGGCGGGGGCCTGCCGAACGAGGGCGGCGCCGAGGTCGTGGTGGCGTAGCAGGTGCAGGTGTGCTACCACGAGGACGTCGGAGTGCTCACGATGTTCTCGCCGGACCAGCTCGACCGCGACTTCACCTACTGGCCGCCAACCGAGGCGACCGCGCCACGGTACGCCGCGATCCGAGAGGCGGAGCAGGCGCTGCACGCGCTGTTCGCCATGTTGCGCGCGCGCGGAGAGAGGTGGGTGGCCGAGTTTTCCATCCAGCGCGAACACCCGGGCGGCCGCCTCACCGTCGCTGACTGCGAGGAGGTAAACGCGCGGACGCGCGCCTTCGCCGAGGTGCTTGACGCCCAGGCCCCCGACGGAGCCGACAAGGCCGCGGCTTACCGCTGCATCCGGCTTGCTCGCAACGCCGCCAACGAGTTCATCATGGCCTGCGTCACCTACCAGAGCCCCTGCGCCGACGTGCTCCGCATCGCCGCGGACGAGATCGTCAAGGCGCGTTGGCAGGCGTGCAGCGCTGTCGCCCTCGACGGGAAGTAGGCAGGTGGCGCGTCGCCTTCGAGACGACCGGCCCCTGGCGGAGCGGTTCTGGGACTACGTCGACAAGGGCGAAGGCGCCGACGCGTGCTGGGAGTGGGCAAAGGCCATCATGCGAACGGGGTATGGCTGCGTCCGCTCCAAGAACGTCACGCTCGCTTGCCACCGGGTCGCCTGGGAGTTGACGAACGGGGTCATCACCGACCCCGACGTGTGCGTCCTGCACCGCTGCGACAACAGGAAGTGCGTTCGTCCCGACCACCTGTTCATCGGCACGCGAGCCGACAACGTGCGGGACATGCACGAGAAGGGGCGCGGTGCTGGGCAGTTTGCCCGCGGAGACGCTCACCCGCGCAGCAAGGTCACGACGGGCCAGGTGCTACAGATCCGTGCGCGCCGGGAGGCGGGCGAGACCATGCCCGCCATCGCAAAGGACTACGGGATCTCGCCGGAGAACGTCTCCGGCATCACGAACGGCCACCACTGGACACACGTGTAATGCCGATCTTCGCCTACAAATGCCCGGTTGACCAGCACGTCACGGACCACCTTCACCGCGTCAGCAGCGGCGAACGTCCCCCGACGGTTCCGTGCAAGACGTGCGGGGCGGATGCCCAGTTCACGCTCGGTGCACCCGCGCCGACGATGGGCGGCACCATGGCGCAGAAGCCGTCGGCGGAGCCGTTCATCGTCAACGTAAGGGGTGCCACGCACGACATCCGCTGCCCGGACATCGAGTGCACGGCGTGCAAGCATCGCTACTTCGAGGCGCTTCTGGCCGACGAGGCTGCGCCGCCTTGCCCAAGGTGCGGGGAGCCGGGCCGCGAGATGCTTGGCATCGCTGGCACGGAGGCGCCTGGCTCCTGGCCTCGCTACGACAAGGGCCTGGGCCTTGTGCTCACCAGCGCCGCGCACCGCCGGCAGGTGTGCAAAGAGCGGGGCCTGATCGCGATCGATGGCGACTGGGACGAAGACCGCCTCATGTCCGCGATCGAGGCCGACGTAGCGAAGGATGAGGCGACGGCCGCCGAATACTACGACCGCATCGAGCACGCTCCCGAGTACCGCGAGTATCGCGAGGCCCGCGACAAGGGCGTCTACGACTCGGTGCTCAAGAAGGAGCCGCCCAAGGCGTTCCAGGTGAAGACCAAGGCGCAGAAGCCGAACCGGCTCCGCGGCGTGAAGGTATGACGCGTCCCGGTGCGGGCACGCGGAGTATGATGGCGAGCACCCAGGAGCGCGCGTGAACATCAAGGAAATGAAGGCGAAGGACAAGGCCGACGAGAAGGGCAAGGCCCCGCCGTTCGGCAAGAAGGCCGACGACGAGAAGAAGGCCGAGGCCTCCGGTCCGCCCGCCAAGGAGTCGCCGAAGCCGAAGGGCAAGACCCCGCACATGAAGGGCTCCTCGCCCATGGCCGAAGACGAGTACGAGCGCATGGAGGCCGAGGAGGGCGTTACCGAAACGGACGAGGCGCTCGGCGACTCCGAGCTCATGTCCGCCGGCGCGACCGCGCCGCAACCCACCACGCCGATCCCCATGACCGACGTCAAGGCGTGGACTGACGCGGTCAACGAGGCCGTCGGCGTGCTGGCCAACGGGCAGGTACCGCCGGTCACCGCCGAGCTCCCCGAGCAGGCGAGCGAGTGGAACAAGCCGCTCCCCGCCAACGTCTTCGGACTCACCGTGATCCTCATGGCGGCCGTCGCCCAGCAGGACCCGGGCGGCCAGTTCGCCAGCCTCACCTTCGACCCCGTGGCACTCGGCTCGAGCCCCGAGGGCGTGAAGGAGATGACGGACAAGCTCCGCATGATGGCGAGCGACCCGGCCCTCAAGGAGGCGCTCGGCAAGCCCGTCGGCGAGGTCGACCCGTCGATGGTTTCCGGGGGCGCCCCCTCCGGCGCGCCCATGCCCCCCCAGCCGCCCATGCCGGGCGGCGACAACTACCAGCCCATGGTGTAGCCGATGGCCTCTCTCCGCGACTTCAAGCCTCCCTCCGACGAACCGCAGATCATTGTCGTCGCCCCGGCCGAGCCGGCGGCGGAGGCGCCCGTCGTTGAGGTCGCCGTCGTGGAGGTGGACGAGCCTGCACTGGAGGGGGAGGATCCGGCCGCGGCAGCGGATGTCGAGGATCCACTCACCGCGGCGGGCGACTTCCGGGTGACGCCGGAAGAACTCGCGGCGATGCCGGAGCCTGCGCGCAAGCAGGCCAAGGCGCTCCAGGCCGACTACACGCGCAAGACCCAGGCGCTGGCCGAGGAGCGCAGGGCGCTGTCCGAACGCGAGAAGAAACGCAGCATAGCCCCAGGGCCGATGGCTGGTGGGGATGATGCGGGGCGCACGCTGGCGCACGCGGTGTCGGCGACGGGTCATGCGCCGCTGCGTGTGCTGCTCGGAGAGAGCGAAGATTGGGAAGCCCACTTGCCCATGCCGGAAAGGTTGGCGATCGACGATCTCTCCGACGACGACCTCTACGACCCGGCGAAGCTGCGCGCCGCAGTGAGCAAATCGATCGAGGAGGGTACGCGCGCTCGGACGAGCGCCGCGGTCAGGGCGCTCATCGACCCGTACCGGCAAGAGCAGGCACGCGTCGCGCAGGATGTGCGCATCTCCGAGTTCGTTCAAAAACACCCCGGCATGGAGGTGCCTGCGACGCGGAAGGCGATCTACGTGGTTGCCGACCGCCTGGGGTTGAAGGGAGCGGATGGCCTCTCAAGCGCCTACAGGGTCTGGGTGGCCGAGGGCGGCAAGCCGGGCACGAAGGCGGCGCTCCCCGCGCGCGCTGCGTCAGTCCCCGCCACGTCACCTGGCACGGCGCAGCCCTCGTTGGAAACCCAGGTGGCGGTGCTCACCCGGAAGTTGGCACGGGCGCCAGCCGACGCCGCGCGTGCGCTGGCCGCCGAGCACGTCGGCAAGTCCGGTCTCGCCGCGGGCGATCAGGAGCCGGTGATGCCTGCCGACCTCTCGCCCGAGGCGCGCCAGAGGTGGATCGCAGCGCACCCCAAGGCGGCTGCGGACATGCGGCGCCAGGGCCTCAAGGGGCTTCGCGCGCTGTAGGCCTTGACAAACGCGGACGGCCTTCGTACAGTCCGCATGCAGACATTGCCAGCGCGACAATCCTTTGGAACCGCGCATGGAAGTCCCGTCCTCTCACGAGAGGGACTCCATGCGTGTGTTGAGCACAGGTGGGGTTCCTCCAGCACTCTGGAGCCGCCGCCATGTCCGTCACGCTGAACATCACCGATCAGGAGCTCGCGACCAACGCCCTCACCTACCTCAAGGAGGCGAGCGACGCGACCACCAAGAAGACCGCCCTGCTCAACGCGTACGAGAGCAAGTACGGCGCTGGAAACCCGTCCGAGGACGGCGGCGACGTCATCATCAAGCCGGTGATCGTCGGCGAGCACTCCTCCATCACCCAGCACTCCACCGGCTTCGAGCCGATCAACATGGACGTGGCGGACGTGGCGGTCGCCGCGACCTACTACTGGGGCTACTGGACGATGCCCATCGCCATCTCCGGGTTCCAGCAGAAGAAGAACTCGGGCAAGGCCAAGATCCTCGACCAGGTCAAGGTCATCTCCAAGGCGGTCATGTCCGCGTTCATGCGAAACATGAACCGGCAGATCCTCAAGGGCGACGTGGCCGCGCTGTCGAACATGTCCTCGCTCAACGGCGTCGACTACAACACCGGCTTCCTCGAAGAGGGCGCCGCGGGTTCCGGACAGACCAATACCGTCGGCAACCTGTCGAAGACGACCTACGCCTCCATCACCGGCTGGAACAACCAGTCCGCGGACGTGGCCGGCAACTACAACGCCAACGGCTACAGCGCGCTCGACACGATCAACATCGACACCCAGGCCATCTCGCAGTCCAGCGGGTACGCGGCCCGCGTCGGCATCTGCTCCAAGTCCTTCATCAAGAACACCAAGCGCGCGCTCCACGCGAACGAGCGCTACATGAAGGAAGAGACGATCGACGGCGGCCGCATGCGCGTCACCTGGGACGGCATGCCGCTCGAGTTCGACCCCTTCATGCCCAACGACGGGCCCTTCACGGGCGTGGCCGGCGCCAACGACGAGATCAGCCTCTACGCCCTCGACCTCGAAGGCATCTACCCGATCTGGCACAACGACGGGTACTTCGAGCTCTCCGACTTCATGCAGCAGAGCGGGTCCGACGTCAAGGCGGCCTTCGTCACCTGCATGGCGCAGCTCATCGGCGAGTTGCTCGGCTCCTCGGGCGTGATCATCGGCGGCGACACCTTCTAAGCGGCGGCCGGGGCCCCCTCACCGGGGCCTCGGCGGCTCGCTTCACCCCTCTATTCTGGAGTTCCCATGGGCGATCGTTCCACCCTCCCCCGCAACATCTCGCAGCAGGTCACGCTCGACGTGGGCAGCCTGGCGCCCCAGCGCACCTCGCGCTTCTACTTCGCAGCCGCCGCAGCGGCTGGCGACCTCTGCGTGCTCGATCTGGCCACCACCGTGGACAGTGACGGCAAGACCATCGGCCTCGGCTCCGCGGCCAAGACCTCGCCGGCAGGAACCGACGACGCGCCCATGGTGGTCGGCGTCACGCCCACGGCTATCCTCGCCGAGGGCTGGGCCGACATCGTGAACTACGGCGTCGTGCGCGTGAAGGGCAACGCCAACCTGGACGCGGGCGACCCCGTCTGCGGCGACACGGCGGTAGCCGGGCAGGTGCGCGAGTACGTCGAGGGCACCGACGGCAACCGCGTTGGCTTCGCACTCGAGGCCGACGGTGCCATCACCGCGGGCTTCGCGCGCATCTTCGTGCAGTTGGGCGGGTAGTCCCCACCCTCTGGCGGCCCAAGGCCATCCGGCATCGTCGGGTGGCCTTTCCGCTTTCGGGGTACACTCCTCTGGGAGGTAATCGTGCAGGTCTTCGACGGCATCCGGATGGTAGCCTCCATCACTGACTTCGAGCCGGAGAACACCGACTACGAGCTCAGCCTCATGCGCCTGTTCGACGAGCACGAGCAAAGCATCTTCGCGTCAAAGCCGTGGACTTTCGCTGAGCAGGACGCGGACGTCACCATCTACCCGGACTACACGACCGGCACGATCGACGTGACCAACGGGTCCCATCAGGTGCTCGGCACGAGCACGACCTGGGCGCTCGCCATGGTGGGCGCGTGGCTCCTGGCGCCGAACGGGAAGTGGTACCGCATCGGCCGGGTGGCCTCCACCACCGTGCTCTACCTGGAGCAGAAGTACGACGGCCCCAACGACAACGGGGACACCTACACGCTCCGCTGGCGCTTCTACGCCGGCCCCCGCAACATGGTCGACTTCCTGGGCGTCGCCTGCCGAGGCGGCCTCGTAACGGTCGGCGTGAAGGACCAGGTGGTCTCCGCGCCCGGCACCCGCCGCCCCATCATGTATATCTCCAGGGCGGAGGAGCAGGGCTACCCCCTCACGGAGGAGCAGACCGGGCCTCCCTCCATCTTCCTGGAGGCTCCCGTGTGGCGCCAGCGGTCGCCGGACCAGGCGCTGACCGCCACGGCGGTGAGCGCGGGCGGCACGCTCACGAGCGGCACCGTGTACCGCTACCGCTATACCTGGATGCTGCACGGCGCAGAGAGTGCGCCGTCGCTTGAGGTCTCCGTCACCACCGCCAGCGGGGCCGGCGCGCGAAGGGTCGACCTCACGGGGATCACCGAGGCGACGGCGCTGGTGCCGCGCACGGCGCGCGTGTACCGCGCCGAGGGCAAGCAGGGCACGTTCTACCTCCTGGAGGAAGGCACCTTTGCCGCTGGAACCTACAGCGACGTGGGAGACGAGGTCGACCGCGAGCAGCCGCTCGAGCCCGAGGGGACCTACCAGTACCTGCGCTTCTGGCCCAGGCCCGCGACGGCCGAAACGGTCTGCCTGCGCTACCACGCGCGGCCGCGGCGGCTCTCGAAGTTGACCGACTCGTTCAACCTGCCGACCGAGTATCACAAGATGCTGGTCGACATCGTGCTCGGAGACGTGCTCTGGAAGCACGGCGACCAGGCGGGGAGCAACTTCTACAGGAAGCGGGCGCGCGAGAAGATGGAAGAGATGGAGGACCGGTGCTTGTCGCACGCCCCCGACCTCGCCGTGCGCCAGGTCTGGACCGGAGGGCCGCGGCCACGCCTCATTGGCCCCATCCGGAGGATCGGGTAGATGCCTAACGACCTCGTTACGTTCCGCGCGCAGAACATCGACGGCATCGACGAACGGTGGCTTCCGCCGCCGAACGCAGCCGCTCGTCTCCAGGACGCGCGGTGGGACCCGCTTGGCGGCTGGGCTGAATGCGGCGGGTTTGGACCCATCCTGGAGGACGTGACGCCGCAGGGCGGTGGGCCAGCCGTGCCGGCGTTCACGGGGCAGGGGAAGGTTCATTCCATGCACTGGAGCAGTAGGCACAACGGCGGGCTCCAGGACCTCATCTGGGAGATGGGCACGGACCTTGTGCGGTTCGACGGGCCAAACCTTTCCTGGGAAGTGCTCGCTACCGGGCGCTATGTGACCGATCAGCCGTGGCAGCGCACTCAGTACCGATCGGTGGCTAACAACACCTGGATCATCAACGGCGAGAACGAGCCGCTGCGATGGGACGGGCGACGTATGCACACGGCGGGGTTCGCGTCTCCGCCGCCGATTGTCACCGCGGCCGGTCGGCAAGATGGGTTTACACACGGCACGACGTATCAAAACATAGGCCTCGGCACGACGCCTACTGACATTGCGGTCGGGACCGGCGAGTACGTGTACGCGATTACGGACGTCAACGAGTTTGGTACGGAATCCCCCCCGAGTCCGCTCTCTGGCGTAGTCAAGTGGCAGGTCGACGCGATCTCGTTCGGAGACGTGGGTGGAAAGTACATGGTGGCCGTCGACATTCCCGCGTCCCGGACGGCTGCGGTCGCCAGAAAGTTGTATCGCTCGCGCGATATGTCCAACGGCGAGCTCAGCTACGGGACCGAGTTGTACCTCGTAGGCTGGATCACGGCGCGCGACCGGTTCATCTACATCGACGCGAAGCCGGACGCCTACCTGGGACCCGCCCTGGACGTGTCCAGGTTCGGATGCTGGCCGCGGGGTGCCAAGTACCTGGAGGTCTGGCAGGGCACCTTCTGGGTGGCAGGGATGTCTGAGTATCCGGATCAGGTCTCGTTCTCTGCCCCACTCCAGTTCGAGAACTTCCCGGTCGGCAACTTCTTCCCGGTCGGCGACTCCGATTCGGGCGAGGTGACCGGCCTGTACGCGGGCAAGGACGCGCTTATTGTCTTCAAGCGTCGCGGCATCTACAAGATCGTCGGCAACCCGGTCAACGGCTTCAACGTCGAGACGCTCTGGAAGAACGTGGGCTGTGCCGCACCCAACAGCGTGTGCGACATCCCAGGCATCGGGATCGTGTTCGCAACCGATACCGGAGTCTACGCGCTTACAAGCACGGTTGGGGATGCAACACGACTTACGGAGCCGATGGCGCTTGGAATGCCGATCCAAGACACTTGGCGCACGCGAGTCAATGTCGGCGCCCTGATGAACGCCTTTGGCGTCCTCTACCATGACGACAAGGAGTATCACCTCTATGTACCGGTAGACGGGCAGCCTGACAACAGTTTTGTGTTTGTGTTCCACTGGGAAAAGAGGACTTGGACCACCCGGCCGCTCGGATTTCCTATGTCTTGCGGCGTGGAATCCAGGGACCATCGTGGGCTTTTGTTCCTCGGAAGCCACGACAACGCCGGGCATCCCGGCGTGCACGTCTACTCGCATGGGTGGCCAGACAAAGACGGCGTCGACATCGCGTTTTTATACGAGACGGTACCGCTCGACTTCGGTGGCCGCTACGACCAAGTGCAGATCAAGACGCTCCAGTTGTTTGTTGTGTCGTACGGCAACAACGACGTGAGCATCCGATACCGGAAAGACCGTCGCAGTACCTACGAGGACGCTACGTCACGCCGTCGCGACGCGCAGGACGCGCAATCCAACTTGGCAGTGTGGGATGACGCCACGTGGTCAGCTTCAAGCACCTGGGTCCGTCAGCACCCAGTGCCAGTGCGGGTTGACCCGAACATCACGGGGCGTGAGTTCCAGTTCCAGGTAACCGCTGTAAACCGCGTTCAACTTGTAGACTGGGAACTCGGCATCGTGCCAAAAGGCGAGCGGACGATCCGGGCGCTCAACATCGCCATTGGCACCGGCACGCCGGGGAACTCCTAATGGCGTGGGTCTTTGCCAAGCGGCATCTCCGTAGCGGCACCGTCGTCGATTGGCGCGACGTGATGGTCAACGTCAACAACATGGCAAAGGAGTGGAACGGGCTCTGGGACCGCGACAACATGCCCGAGTCGTTCGTTACGCGCGCGCGGATCGCCACGTCCGCCTTCAACGACCTTGGGATGGTCAACGTGACCACCATGCAAGAGGTTACGCCGGGGTCAATCACGGGCTGGTTCAATGTCGACGAGCTTGTCGTAGATGTCGACGCGTACGACGGCAGCATGGTGGCGGATGCGTGGGTGCAGTTTGAGTACCCGTACGATGACGGTGTCGGAACCGACGGGTGGGGCGCCTGGGATTATGTGGAAATGCGGCTTTGCATCGGCAACACCGTCGTGAGCGAAAGCGGGTGGTGCAGCATGGCGCGTCGGAAGACCTGTCTTTCGCTACAGGGATACTCCCCCACCGGGTCAGGAACCGTACGGCTCCAGGTGCAGGTGCGCGCTTATCGAACCGAAATCTTCCTGTTCTACAACTGGGAAGCTCCGCGTAACACCGCTTTGAACATTTACCCGACGCAACGCACACTCGAGATCACGCGCGGGGCGCTCGTGTATCGACACACGAAGCGATAGGGAGACACATGGCAACCGTAGTCTATACCGGGCTCTCCGAATACGCACCTCGCACTGCCGCTGCCGTCAACGACATCCTTGCCGCGTTCGTGAGCCAGTCCACCGCCTTGACGGCCAGCAACCTCCGCGACGAGGGGCTCGACGAGCGCGCAATCGTGGCGGGAGCGGTGGCAGGTGACGGCGACATCGTCGTGTACGAAGGAGTCGACGAAATTTTCAGCAACACGGCGTACGCGGTGATCTCCTACACCACGCCGAGCACGACATTTCGGATCGACAACGCTGGGACCGGATGGGCCATCGCCGCAGGTGGGTCGTTGCGGATCCGGTTTGGGATTGAGCTTTCCGTGGTCGTCCCATCCGTTAGTCCGTACCGCACAGCGACTGTTTCGTTCATTGTAGTGTTTCGGCGCGGCGGCGTAACAACTACGGTGACCTTGTCAGAGCAGGAGTATCAAGGCAGCCGGTTTGTGACTGGGTTGTCTCCAGTTGACTCGTTCGGGGCAGCCGTAGTACAGGCGGCTGGCACCGGCGAACTGAACGTGTACCGAGACGCCGCTCAACTAACATGGTGGCTCCAGGGAAACGGCAACACGATTGAGTGGGTTGAGGTCCGTGCGGCCGTTACCAGCGGTAACTACACCTTGTCTAAGGGCGCCCTGCAAGGGGTCGCCTACTACCGGTAGAGCGAGGCACCAATGGGCGTCACGGTCACTACATTCTTGAACGACACTACGATGGTAGCCGCCGACATGCGCGCCAACCTTGAGGCGCTCCGGCAGTTCACCAATCGGGGTGCCGTCATCGCCGACTTCACCGGCACGTTTCGCAGCCGAAACTTCGTAAGGCCGGAATCGTACGGAATGCCCTCTCCAAGAACCGTGATGGCGTCCGCGGTTGTATGGGGAAGCGGCGAGACGGGAGCCGTTGTCGACCGCGCCTACGCCACCTACGACTCCATGGATACGACGTGGAGGTGGGTGCCTGGAGCGTCGCGGACCATCCTGGTTCCGGAAGCCGGGATAGCGGAGATCACGGTGAACGCCTGGGCGTGGCATGTGCATTCGGAGCAGGAGTTTCCGGAAGTGGGGACATACGACAACACGCTGCTTTACGCAGCGAAGATGGCCATCCGCGTGGGTGGCACGGTCCAAACGTCTACCGAGCGGCGCGTATGGGATGCTGGCCGCCAGCCGTTGACAAACTACTACGAGTCCGGCTTCTATCGGTACTCGGCCGTAAACCGGTCAATGTCTACGTTAGTGCAACTGGCGGAGGGAGAGCAAACAGTGGGATTGGTGAGCAAGATGGAGGAGATGACCGACACAGACGACCTGGGGCGCCTGGTGATTGGCGGTCGCGGGTGCATCATCGAGTTCATGCGGCGATGAGGCCTATGCTTGTTGGCGACCTCCCATCCGTCATCCGGCTGGCTGAGGAGGAGTGTGAGCGGTTCGGGCCGGTCGCGCGGTGGATTCAGACGTGGTTCGGCGAAGGGCCAGCCCGCGCAACGCTGGTTGAGGTCGATGGCGACGTAGCGGGGTTCAGCCTCTGCATGCCCGTCTCGCCCGAGCCGTGGTGGGAGTGTCGGCTTGCAGCCGTCGCGCCGACGCATCAACGATGCGGCATTGCCCGACGATTGCTGGAAGCGGACCAGCAAGCGGCGCGTCAAGCGGGGCGCGACATCGTCTTGACGGTGGCGGTCAACAACGAGCCAATCAAAGCCTTAGTGGCCCATCTTGGCTATCGGCGCATTCTGACGCAGCGGCTGGCGTTTCCGGACGGGACGGAGGCACACGTCCTCCGCTGGACTCACATAGGCATCCCGTACTCCGCGACCGCGGGGTAGCACGCGCCGTCGACGGGGGCCTGCTCGACGCAGTAGCTCTACTCGACGTCCTCGACCATTTAGCCTGCCTCCAGGCACCCGCGGTTGATAGCTACGCTGCCGCGAAGGCAGGCCGGCTCGCAGGCGTCAAGCGAGGCTTTGAGGGCGCAAGACAGAAGGGAGAGGAAGAGGATGGTGGGCATGAGGGTCCACGCCGGGTGATGCGGGGTATACTCACCGCGACGAGGTAGTGTATGGCCTGGATCCCCGCAGCTATTGCCGCCGCGCAGATGGTCGCGCAGATGGTGCCCGGCGCCGCAGAAAGCGCGAACAACGCCGAGATCAAGGAGCTCAAGAGCCGGAAACGCCGGGGTGAGCTGGGGATCACGGATCAGGAGCGGGACGCCTACTGGAGCGACACGTTCGGCGTGGCGAACGCGTCCATTGCGCAGCAGCGCGCACAGGGAGACGCGACGCTTGCCGCGACGGGGAACACCACCGGCGCCAACATGGTAGCCCAGCAGCAGGGACAGATGGCCGCAACGGCGAAGGCTGCGGGGGCCGCCGCCGACCAGATCGCGAAGCTCGACGTGCAGGAGCGGGCGAGCGAGGAGCAGGAACTGGCAGACCGTCTTGCCGTGAAGGAAGGCAAGACGCAGCAGCGTGTGAACGCGGCGGTGAAGACGGCCAGCAACATCGGCGGCGCGCTCGGCGAGTACGACGGCACTACCGGCGAGCTCGGCCTCATCGACGGCGTGGCCCCGGTCAACACCGGTGGAATGACCGCCACCGAGGCGACGACCTGGAACTCGCTATCCGAGCTCGCAAAGGTGAACCCCGAAGCCTACAAGGCCTACCTTGAGTCGAACCCCGACTCGGCCGCGTTCGTCGCCAAGTACAGCACCCAGCAGTAGGAGGCGCTCATGGCCGTCAACGTCAAGTACCAGTACCGCTTCATCCCCATCGAGATGGGCGACGACTTCTTCACGGCCTACCTCTCGAGGTGGATGGGCGCGCGCATCCCGCTCGTGAAGGATCGCATGAAGCGGTCCATCCGGTCGATGCCGCTTGAGGATCTGCTCAAGATCAAGTCCACCTACGCGGGGTACAACACCGACCTTGTGGGCCGCGAGGTCGAGCTCGCCAAGACGGGCGCGCAGAGCGCGGCGCGCGCGGGAACGGACGTGGCGAACGTCCAGGTCGCCAACATCCGGGCGCGCGGCCAGGTGGCGGTCGAGGAGATCAGGCGGGCCAGCGCCATTGAGCAGATCGACAGAGACGAGGCGTACCGCTTCGCGGCGTCCCGCGCGGTCACCGAGCAGGACCGCCAGGCCATCAATACCGCGGTCAGTGGCATTCTCGCTCAGACGAACATCAACATCGACAAGGCGACGACACCGCAGGCAAAGGCCGAGGCCTACCGTGCAGGCGTCGCCCTTGCGGCCCAGGCAGTCGGCACCCTTGTGAACGGAACCAACCCGCTGCACAACGAGTCCTTGAAGACCGCCGTGCGCGACCAGTTCCGCACCGGCGTGCAGTACAACAACCTGGACCCCGGCACCAAGGACGCCTTCAAGCGCGCCGAGGACCTGGGGTATTGGTCGCAGGAGAACATCCAGTCCCAGCCGGAGGACGAGCTCTGGGCCGCCGCGGGGACGACCGACACGTTCCGCAACGCCGCAGGCTTAGCGCCCGCGCCCGCACCCGGCGGATTCAGCGCGCAGCCGCTTCCTAGCCTCAGTGCGCCGACGACGGTTGCGGGTGCTCCGGGCACGGCCCCCGCCGCCGCGCCCGCTGTCGCTCCCGGTGCTCCTCCCGCACCGCCGCCCGCTCCGGCCACCGCGACCGGGCCGGTCTCTGCGGCGCCTGCACCTGCGACCACAACGGGAAGCGTTGCGCCAGCAGGAGCAGCACCAGTCGCCACCCCGGGCGTTGCGCCAGTTGTCGCTCCCCCGGGCTCGACCAGCGTGTCCGCGCCGGTAACCCAGGCCGGCAGTCCGCAGGTCTACCGCAACGCGGCTGGCGGAGAGGTGCCGTCCTACGCGCAGACGGTCACGTCTGGCGTCCCGATCGTCACCGAGCAGATCGCCCGCAACCAGATGGACATGGCGCAGCTGGACGAGGAGCTTGCCCGGCGCGTGCGTGAGGGCAAGTTGGCGACGGGCGGCCGGGCCACTCTCGACCTACGCGAGCCGCGCCCGAACCGCAAGCAGGGCGCCGCCGACTTCGTGGCCAGCCGATCCGAAGGCCAGTTGACGAAGATGCAGCAGGAGCTCCAGGCGCTCATCGACGCGTCGCCTGGCGCCAAGGGGCGGGAGGCCAAGGGGGCGCGCCAGGACGCGGCGATCTCGGACGTAAGGGACACCGCCTACCGCGGGACTACCGCGCTCCCCGCCGACGCAGGCGTGGCGGCCGACGTGCTCGGCGCCCGCTCGAAGACGAAGGGCCAGGGAAGCGCGCTCGAGACTCCGGTGGATCCGCCGACGAAGCCGACCCCCGACTGGGTCGACAAGGGCAAGCAGGACGCCGAGCGCGCGAAGTTGGCGGCCCAGCGCGACGCAGGGCAGATCACCCAGGAGCAGTACGAGGCCGGCGTCAGGGCGGTGGCGGAGATGCCCCCCGAGGACCCCGACGCCGAGCTCGCCGCGCGCCTCTCGGCCGGCCTGGGCAAGAGCATCCCGGACGCCGCGCTTGCCGAGCAGGTGGCTTCTGTCGTCGCGGCGAGCGGCGGCGACTACCACAAGGTCTCCTCGATCGTGTCGAGCATGCCGACCGGCACGGCGCAGGAGAAGGCCATCCGAAGGGAACTTGAGGTGTGGCTGGACGACAACGCTGGCGCGCGCACCATGGAGCAGACCCTCAGCCCCAAGGCAGCGGCGGCCGCCGTGAAGGCGGGGCAGGACTACCGCGCCGATGTCGAGGCCAAGAAGCGCCGCGACGAGGAGCGCGCAAAGGCCGAAGCTGCGACGCCACCGGGCGCCTACGCCGATCTACGGGATCGCTTCGTCGCGGACAACGTGGCGCGCGTGGATGCACGCAACCAGCGCGACGAGCGCGACGCCGCGACCCCCCGGCGCTCAGGCGCCCCTGGCTACGAGGCGCAAAACGCGAATACCATCGACACGGATGCCGAGTTCCGCGCCTGGTTCAATTCGGTGGGCAAACGAGAAAGTCTGAACCCCACGGAGGAAGCGGCGGGCGGAAGCGCATTCGGAGCGGCGGTTGGCGCTACCGCCGCTGGCCCCAGCGTACCGCTTGCGGCATCCGTCTCACGCGGTATCGGCGGCGTGACCGCCAACGCCATAGCCGAACGTCCGGTGGAGCGTGAATCTGGCGGCCAAACCGCATCCGACAGCAAGGCCGACACGGCCGACCCGGACACCCGCGCTTTTGAGGATCGCGCTCGAGCCCGCGGGCTGAGCGAGGCCGACGTGCAGGAGCTTACCGCCGCGTATCGCGCCAAGCGCACCGCCAAGGCCGCCACTGAGATGGGGATCTAATGGGAACCGAACGCGACGAAATCGACGACGAGCTTGACGCCCTCATCGCTGAGCGGAAGGCGCAGACCGCGCCTGCCGAGATGGATCCCGACGCCGAACTGGCCGCGCGCCTTGCGCCCCCGCCCGCGCCCCCGAAGCCGAAGGCGCCCGCGCCGGTGGCACCCCGCGGCACGACGGCCCCGCCGCGGCGCGACGGCGTGGCGCCGAACGTGAGCGTGGTGCCGACCGCGCCCATCGTGATGCCCGACTACCGCAGCCCAAAGGCTACACCAGACGTCCTTGGGTACTCCGGGCCGCGCGAGCGCGTCACGCCGCTCGGGCAGTCCGTCGTGGGCGTGCTCAAGCAGCCGTCCCCGATGCCTGCGGTCAGCAATCTACTGGTTGCCGGCAAGCAAGCTCTCGTTGATCGTCTTGACCAGGGCGTGCCTATGCCAGGGTTCATTGACGCAGGTTTGGAAGCCCAACGCCAACGCAATCAGGCGCAGATTGACGCATGGGAACGCAAAACGCGGAAGCCGTTGGGTCCTGAGCTTCCGCCCACGCCGCCCACGCCGCGCACGCCGCCTGTAGCCTCCCCTGCTCCAGCACGGAACACTCCGCCCGCCCGCTACGGGGAAGGCCCGCTTGACCAGCGCGCGAATCAGTACGATGCGTTTGCCGCACGCGAGGCGCAAGCGGCCGCAGCAGCCTCGCTTGAGGAGGCGAAACGCGCGATCGTCGAGGCCGACCTCATGGATGCGGACATGGTAGATGCACTGGCGAAGGCTGCGCCCGAGCGCATCATGGCCACCTATGAGAAACTCCAGAGCCGAGGCAAGTAGCACCCATGCCGATCCCTACCGGAGCCGCCCGCGCCGCCGCCGTCCGCGCTGCCCAGGACCAGTACGGCCTGAGCCCCGAGCAGGCCGAGGCAATGCTCCGGATGGAGGAGGCAGTAGAAGGCGCCGACGCGCAGCCGGAAGTCGCTCGCGCCGGTGCTGTCCGAGCTGCCCAGGACCAGTACGGCTTGAGCCCCGAGCAGGCCGAGGCGCTACTCCGGATGGAGGAGACAGTAGAAGGCGCCGGGGCGCAGCCGGAAGCCGCTCGCACCGGTGCCGAAACGACGGACGAGGCGCTTGCGCGCATGGAGCGCAACCTCGACGAGAGCCAGACCGCGCCTGCGCGAAGCGCCTACCTGCCGGCTACGACGTCGGCGCAACTTTCCGGCGGCGTCTCTCCGGCGTTGGAGACGCCCGTTGTCGACCCGGCGCTTGAGGTGCAGGCGCGCAAGGCCTACGTCGACCGGGAGCGCGCGGCGGGCCGAGGCGACGGCGCCGAACTGCGCGCGCTCGAGATGACGCAGCGCATGAAGACCTCGACGCCGGACTCTGGAGCGTCGGTCAACCTCGACGATTCGATCAAGGCCGCGCGTCGCAAGGGCATCGAGTCCGGTGCCCTCGACCCGCAGGGCCTCGTGGCGCGCGGTATCGACGCGGTCACCAAGAAGGAGTACGGCGTCGGCGCCCGCGCGCCTCTGTCCGACGCCACGCCACCCCAGCCGCGCTCCGAACTCACCGTCGAGGATCGCCGCAGCATCCAGACGGCCCGCCTGATCCGTGAGGGCAAGTCCGCCGAGCAAGCGCGCACCGCCGTCTTGGCCATGCGCGACACGGAGCTGAGCGACGCGCCCGCTCTTGGCGCGTCGGAGACCGCAGCCGGCCAGTCCGCAGTCAATCTGACGTTCAACGCAGAGACGGGGTTGGGTCAGGGCGTCGTCGACATCGGCCGCGGCGTGTCCTCGGCTGTTGGAGAAGCGATCGACCTGTGGAAAGACATCAACGTCGACATGCCTATGTCCATCAACCACACGGCCCTGGGTGCTGCGGCGTCCGGTCTTAGACACCTGGGGCTTGACGGACTTGCGGCGTTCGCAGACTCCAACAATGCTCGCGGCATGCAGGTCATGGCATTTGACCCGGTCCCGGAGGTGTGGTCGACGTACGCAAAGGCGATGAGCGAATCGTCGTTTGAGTCCGCGCGTTCGCTTGGACAGGCGATGCAGTCGGCTGAGAGCCGCAACGCGGGCATGCTCCTGGGAACTGTTGAGGCCATCAACGCGATGCCCTCGTGGAGTCCGACGGGGATGGCTGCGGCGCTGGTGGGGCGGAAAGCTGGCGAGCCCATTCTCGACGTGAGCCCGGAAAGCAAGGGCTTAGTCTCCCGCATGGTCCGAACGATTATTGCCGACGCCGTGCCCGTTGAGACGCCGCAACTGCGCTCTGGGGCGGAGATTGTGGACGGCATCCCGGCTGCCATCGTCGCGGCTGCATCGCAGGTCGGCGGCTCGGTGCTGGGAGTGCCGAGCACTGCGTACGACGTGGCCATGGGCAACCGTTCCTACGGGAGCGCGACCCTTGCGACCGTGGGGGCCTACGGATCGGCTGCCCAGACCCTGATCAGCCCCGCGCTTGAGGCGCTCACCAGCATCAATTACACGATGGACCGGCAGGGCGCCATCAAGGAGACGGCCGTTGGCCGCGCCATGCGCGTCGGAGGGTCGCTTCTGGGCGGTGTTGCTACTACATGGCTCGGGCGCCTCGCCGACCAGACCGCTACCGAGCTCTACGGGGCGCAGAGTTACCGCCGCCGCTACGCGCCGTCCAACGTCAAGCAGACGTGGTGGAACGCCATTCTGCCACCGCTCCTCACCGAGAGCGGCATGCACGACTACGTCACGACGCTCGATCAGGGAGACAGCCTGGCCACCGAGGTCATGTACCTCAACGACACGATTGCGTGGGGCGCACCCGGGCTTGACCCGGAGACTCGGGCCACCTGGATGCAGGGCGGCGAGATGTGGAACGCGACCGTGACGGCCGGCATGTTCGGCGACCTGCTCCTGCCCCTTGACAAGTTGCCGCCTGCTGTGCTTGGCGGCGTGCGTACAGGCAGCACGAACTTCTACACGGGCGTCCGGGCTGGGCAGGCCGGCGGGATGACCACGCCCGCGGCGCTCACTACAGGTGCAGCGGCAGTATTCCCGCGCGTGGTCGATCGCGCGCTTCGCGGGGACGCGGCGTATCAGGAGGGGCTCGGCGTGGCGCGCCGCGGTGACGTGGACAACACCGACGTGGATCCGACCACCGTGGTGCAGGCGTTGATCTATCGCGACGCCATGCGGCAAGGCCTGGCGGGACGCGTGTTTGCAGACGCCACGCAGGGGCAGGACACGTTCAACGCACAGGTGCAAGGCGAGTACAACTCCACGCTCGGCATCGAGCCAGTGCAGATCGCCAACGCGGTGCGCGCATCGGTCGGCGCGTCGGCGCTCGCGACGTCCGGTGTGCACCCCCGCACGGCCGACCGCCTCCGCGCCCTTGGCTACGACGAGAACGGGATCGGCCAGATGACCGAGGCAGAGGGGCTTGAGGCCGCAGGCGAGCGCCGCCCGCCTGCCGTCGGACGAGACGTTCCCCCGGCGCCCGAGGTGTTCCCAGGCCGCCCGCAGGTTGCCGACAAGGCGGAGTCCTACTTCATCGTCGCGGCGGCCGAGGAGCGCGCGCCGCTCGGCGTGCTCCCGCCGACGGTCACCAACGTGAAGGACCCGCACGCGCGCATGGGAGCAGCATTCGCGTTGCTCTGTGAGCACTGGGGCATCGACCCGTCTAGCATGACGGCGCACGCCGCGCTCCAGTCGGCGCTCTCCGATGTCCAGACGCAGAGCGGCCGCTACTACAGGTGCCCACCCCTCGTTGGCCCGGTGCTCGACGGCCTCCGCCCGAAGAACATGGACGCCGCGATCCAGCGCCTGCTCAACGCTAAGCCGGAGCAGGTGTGGCGCAACGTCATTGACTTCGAGCGCGGCCGCCCCGTGCGGTGGGTCAACGACGTGGCGCTCGAGCGTCGCATCGACAGCCTGGCCCGGCGCGTCCCCGGCAAGCCTGGGGACACCCGCGTCATCGAGCTCGCCCGGCGCATCTTTGGGGACGACTCTCCGCTGGCCACCCTGACCGGCGACTACCAGGGCACCGGAACGCCGAACCGCTACCAGCGCGCCGTACGCGTGGCGCTGGACACGCTTGACGCGCCGGCCGAGCAGGTGGCGAGCGCGCGCAAGGTGCTCACGTCTCGCCTGGGATCCGTCGAGGGCATGCTCACCACGATCGGCAAGGAGTACGGGCTCGACGTAAACGTGCCGGACGGCGTCTCGCCGGACGCGTTCCTCCTCGCCAAGGTCAGCGAGCTCGCCGCCATGCCGGTGCCGCCCGTCAAGGTCATCGACAAGGCCAAGCGCGCGGCGGCGGGGTTCCGGCAGGCAGTCATCAAGCTGCGGAACGCCGAGGGCGCGTTCCGTGAAGCCGTCCGCTACGCAGAGGCGGAGCTCGCCAAGGCGCGCCCGCCGTCGATGGGTGTGGCAGACAAGGCGCCGACGGCGCGCCAGCGCGTGCGTGACGCGCTCCGGTCAATGGCCGAGCGCAAGCAGGTGGCCTACACGCCGGCCGAGGTCGACCTCTACTTGGCCGTGATGGACCGCATGGCCGAGGGCCTTGTTCGTACCGGCGTACTCGAGAAGGCGGACGACCTCTACAGCCGCATGCGCTTCAAGGGCGAAGACCTTGCCCCCGACACGAAGGGCTACATCGACTTCACCGACTTCCTGCGGGACGGAGAAGCCATCGTGGCGCTGGGCGCCACGGCCGACCTCTCCACCGTGTTTCACGAGAGCGGCCACCTGCTCCGCCGGCTCATCAAGCCGGCCGAGATGGCGGGGGTTGACGCCTACGTGAAGGGGCGCGAGGGATTCACCGACGCCCAGGGCCGGTGGACGGTCGAGGCCGAGGAGTGGTTCGCCCGCCAGTATGAAGCCTATCTCCGCGACGGATTCGTGCGGGCCAACGTGGGCGATGGCGTCATCGGCGCCATCCT